TTTGTCGGATAAGGAGGTGGCGAAGAATCCGGCCAGAGCGTTGGTGCGGGTGCGGATCATCCCGGCGGGAACGGTGTGACGACTGCGGGGCGCGGAGACGGCGATGTGAACGATTGTGGCGCGGCAAGGTGACAGGCAAGTCTGGAGCGAGATCATTCATGGCATGGTGGAAACCGAAAACTTGGTTCCGTGGTGGCGCGAGCATCGCGCGGGTAGTCCGCGCGAAATTCGACTCGGCGCAGACCACGCCCGACAATCGTCGCCACTGGGCGAATGCGGACGGTTACTCCGCTAACGCTGCGGCGAACCCCCTCGTTCGCGGTACGCTTCGAAACCGGGCGCGGTATGAGGTCGCCAATAATTCCTACGCTCGCGGAATTGTGCTCACCCTGGCCAACGATGTGATCGGCACGGGGCCGCGTCTTCAGATGCTCTTGGGGACAGGCGAAGACGGTGACTGTCGCGGTGCGAATGGCCTGATTGAACGCGAGTTTTCCGTCTGGGCGAAAGTGGTCGATTTGGCGGGCAAACTCCGCACGATGCGGATGGCCCGGGCGCAGGACGGCGAGGCCTTTGGGCATCTCTTTTGCAACGAGGCCTTGGGCACACCCGTCAAGCTGGACGTTCGTTTACTTGAGGCCGATCAGGTCACTACGCCCACCATCGCCGCGTTGCGGCGTGGCGAGGATGGGCCTGGCGAGAGTGTCGTTGACGGCATTGAGTTCGACCGTTTTTTCAATCCTGTTGCATATCACGTTCTCACGTCGCATCCCGGCAACACAGGCAGTTCATGGAGCGTCGTTCAGGACTTCGAGCGTGTGCCGGCGGCGAGGATGATTCACTGGTTTCGTGTTGATCGGCCGGGGCAGTCGCGGGGCCTGCCGGACATAATGCCCTCTCTGCCGCTCTACGGGAATCTCCGCAGCTACACCCTGCATGTGATCGAGGCGGCCAAGGCGGCGGCCAGTTTTGCGATCTTTATGAAAACCAACACGCCGGCCGGCGGCGAGGCGGCGGAGGTCGAGCCAAAGTCGGAAATGGAGTTCACGCCCAATATGGCAGTCTTCGGCCCCGAGGGGTGGGAACCCATGCAGATCAAGGCTGAGCAACCGGCCACGTCGTATGCCGAGTTCAAACGCGAGATTTTGAACGAGATCGCGCGTTGCGTGAACATGCCGTACAACATCGCCGCTTGTAATAGCAGCGGGTACAACTACTCGTCGGGGCGGCTGGACCATCAGACCTATTACAAGTCGATTCGGGTGGAGCAGGACCACCTTGAGGACGTTGTTCTTGATCGCATCCTTTACATGTGGCTGGCCGAGGCGATGGTGGTGTATCCCGAATTGGCCGATCTGAAGCGTTCCGCCGCCGCCCGCGCCCACGCCTCGGCCGTTATCACCGTTCCATCGTTCACCTACGGTTCGGCGAATGAAGATACTTCGGTCGGTGCGGTGGTGAGCCTGGTCGTGCCTCACCAGTGGTTTTGGGACGGTCGCGAGCACATCGACCCCGCCAAGGAGGCCAACGCCCAGGCTACACGATTGACGAACAATACGACCACGCTCGCGACGGAATATGCAAAACAAGGGAAAGACTGGGAAACCGAGTTGCGCCAGCGGGCAAAAGAGACGGTACTGTGCAGGGCATTGGAACTGACCCCGGCGCAGGCCGCGCCGCAGCCCGCTGCTCCAGACGCGAAGGAACAAGACACACAAGAACAAGGAGAAGACGATGGCGAAGAACAGTCAGAACAACCAAAACAATCAGCATCCCCGGCGGCCTGAGAGCCTCACGCTCACCGCGCAAATGGAGATCACCCTCGACGCGGCCGCTGACGGCGCGGCCGACGGCAAGCCTCCGTTGCCCCGCTTCAGCATGGTCGCGTACACCGGCGGCACAATGCGGATCGCGGGCTGGCGTCACCCGATCGTCGTGGACCTGGCCGGGTTGGCGATTCCGTCGCAATCGCGGCCCATCCGGTTCGGCCATGACGCCAATTCGGGCGTCGGCCACACCGACTCCATCGCTGTCCGTGGTGGACAACTCATCGCCGCCGGCGTGATTTCTCGCGACACGGGAGCCGCCCGCGAGGTGGTTGCCTCGTCCAAGAACGGTTTCCCGTGGCAGGCGTCGATCGGGGCGTCAGTCGAGCAGTTCGAGTATGTGAAGGAAAACCAGTCCGTGCTCGTAAACGGTCGCGAGTTCACCGGGCCGATCAACGTGGTCCGCAAATCCGTGCTCGGTGAAATCTCGTTCGTTGATCTCGGTGCTGATGGGAATACGTCGGCCAGCGTCGCCGCTATCGCGGCGACCGACGATACCTTCGAAACCCCGCAAAATCAAGGGAAAAACCCCATGACGGAGAAAAATTCCATGACGATCACCGCTGTCGCTGACGAAATGACGGACACCCCCACGACGACCGTTCAGGCCGGCGGCGTGCCGGCTTCCACCTCCGCCCCCGCTCCCGATGTCGCCGGCACCGGCATCACCGCCGGTGCCGACGACCCCGTCGCGCAGATACGCCAGCGCATGGCCGCCGAAACCCGGCGGATCGAAGCGATCCGCACGCAATGCGCCGGCAAGCATCCCAAGATCGAGGCCCGCGCCATCGAGGAGGGTTGGAGCGAGTCGCAAACCGAACTGGCCATCCTTCGCGCGGGCAGGCCCCCGCTGCCTCCTCCCGGCACACGGCCCAATCAAGCACCGTCGCCGCTGGTGTTCGAGGCTGCGGCACTCATGGCGTCGGGCATGTCGATGGCCCGTGTCGAGTCGTTCTACGATGACCCGGTCCTCACGGCGGCAGAGCGTATGCGCGGCGTCGGTTTTCAGGAGTTTTGCGAGATCGTCTGCGGCCACCCCCTGCCGCGATTCCGCAGCAACGCCTCCGGGTGGCTCCAGGCCGCGTTCAGCACCGCGTCACTGCCGGGAATTTTGTCGAACATCGCGAACAAGATGCTGCTGGAGGGCTACAGCTACGTCGAGGACGCCTGGCGGCGAATCGCGCGGATCGCCAGTGTGAACGATTTCAAGGAGCACACCCGCTATCGGCTGACCGGCTCGTTCACGTTCGAACAGGTCGGGCCGGACGGCGAACTCAAGCACGGGAAAATGGGCGAGTTGAAGTTCTCCCAGAAGGCCGACACGCACGGCATCATGTTTTCGCTGACGCGGCAAATGATTATCAACGATGACATGGGCGCGTTCATGGACATCCCGCGCCAAATCGGCATGGGTGCCGCTGAAGCCATCGCCGACGCGGTCTGGGGCCGATGGTTGGCGAACCCCGTCGGCCCCGATGGCCAACAGTTTTTCTCGGCAGCCCATCGTAACTTCATTGAAGGCGTTGACTCTGCCCTGACCGTGGCAGGCCTGACCAAGGCCGAGGTGGTCTTCAGCGAGCAACTCAAACCCAACGACCGCCCGCTCGGCATTCCCGCGTCCATCCTGCTGGTTCCGACGGCGCTGAAGGTGCCGGCCGAGATGCTGATGAAGAGCGTGACGCTCAACGAAACCACGCACGTCAACCCCGACACCAAAGAATCCGTGGCGAAACCCGCCACCAACCCGCACACCGGCAAATTCGAAGTCGTCTCCAGCGTCTACCTCGGTAGCGCCGCCGTCCCCGGCAGTTCGCCGACCGCGTGGTACTTGCTGTCCGACCCCAACCGCCTGCCAGCCATCGAGATTGCGTTCCTCAACGGCGTGGACAGGCCGACGGTGGAAAAAACCGACGCCGACTTCAACACCCTCGGCATCGTCTTCCGAGGCTACATCGACTTCAGCGTCCGCGAGCAGGACTTCCGAGGGGCGCTGAAGATGACAGGGATTGCGAAGAAGCCGTAGCGCGAGCGTCCCGCCATACCCGTAGCACGGGCACCTTGCCCGTGAGCCGCATGGGCGTCTCGCTCATGCAGGGCTGCGGGGATTGACAGGGGTTGATCGGCAAGCCGTGGCGCAGGGCGTCCCCATTTCCCTCATCCACATGAGGCAAGGGCGTCCTCGCCACGGCAACGCGAAGTCGAGGTGTCCGCTTGTCGCGGGCACCCGCCTGACAGCCTGCACCACAACAGAAGTTTTGAAAGGAAACATATGCCTACTGCCGCAAATACGGTTGCACGATACATCCACAAAGGCGACTCCATCGACTACACGCCGACGACCAACATTTTTGCCGGGCAGGTCGTTTTCGCGAACATTCTGGGCAAAACGCGGATTCTCGGCATTGCCAAACTGGACATCCCCGCCAACACCCTGGGGGCGCTCGCCACGACGGGCGTGTTTGACATCGACAAAGTGACCGGCCAAGCCGTTTCGTTCGTCGTCGGTCAGCCGGTGGGCTGGCTGGACACCAACGGCGTAACGTACGTCGGCGCGTCGGACACATCGACGACCATCATCGGCGTGTGCGTGAAAACGGCGAACGACATGGACCCCACAGTCCGCGTCCGGCTGACGATCTAAAACACCCCAGGCGGTGCCCTCACGGCGTCGCTCATGGATACAACGGAGCCCTCCATGAACATGTTGTCAACCGGCGTGGCTTGGCTGAACCGACAGCGCGTGGCGCACCTGTCACAGCGTGTTGTATATCGGCGTGGCGGCGAGGCAGTCCAACTCGCCGCCACGCTGGGGGCGACGACGGTGGATGTCACCGACGACACCGGTGCCACGGTCCGCTCGCCGCAAACGGATTTCATCGTGTCGGCTGATTCGCTGGTGCTGGGCGGCGTAGTCGCCACGCCCCGGATCGGCGACAGGATATACGTCGCCGCCGACACCGGAAAAACGCTGGTGTACGAGGTGCTGTCGTTGCCTGACGGCAGACACTACAGGCCATGCGACCCAGACGGACGGATGTTGCGGATTCATGCCAAACAGGTGGACGAGGTTTTCGAATAACCGAACCGGAGTAATCATGTGCCCCAAAGATCAATGCCAGCGTGAGTTTCGTGTGCTTTTCGAAAAACTGGACCGTCTCGACGAAGCCGTTCGCGGCAACGGCCGCCCCGGCATACAGGCCCGGTTGTCGCGGTTGGAATCGGCAGAAGCAATTCGGGGTCGGCTTCTCTGGGTCATTGCATCGGCCACGGTGGCGTTGGCGGTCGGGGCGTTGTGGAAACTTTTCTTCGGAGCATGAACATGTCCTCGCAAATCATCGCAATCGCCGACGCTGTCGCACAAGCCCTGAACGGCCACTCGTTCAGTCAGCCGTTTACGGCCCGGCGGTGCTACGTGCCGACCTTCGACCTGAAGGAGATGAAGAGCCTGCATGTCACCGTTGTGCCGCGCGGGGTGGAGATGACCACCGCCAATCGTTCGATGATTCAGAACGCCGTACAGGTTGACGTGGCTATTCAGCAAAAACTCCCGGCCCCGGCTAGCCCCGCCAGCGACCAGGCCTTTATCGACTCGCTGATGGGCTTGGTGGAGGAAGTCGCCGACTTCATCCGCACAACTGGCCGATTCGGCGATGCCGCGTGGGTGAAGATGGAAAACACGCCGATCTACTCGGCGGAACATCTGGAGCAGCTTCGCCAGTTCACCAGCGTCTTGACGCTGACGCTGCTGGTGATGAGGGCCTGATCGTCTCTTGTGGTGAGCGGCGTCTTTCGTGTCGCGGGCGTCTCGCCCGTGTGCCTCGCGGGCATCCTGTCCGCGCTTGATTGTCCCTTTTGGAGCAACCCCTGATGCCCAACAACATCATTATGCGCTCGGTCCCCGTGACAGCGGAGTATCAGCCGCTGTCGGCGGTCAGCCTGGTCGGCAGTGTCACGATCTCCACC